CGGCAGCCGCCCAGTCGAACCCAGGGTTCATTGATGGCGCACCTCTATGTGCTAATTATCCAAACCCAGTGTGCCAAGGCCAGATACCGACAAATCCACTGAGCCTCAATCAGGCGTTCATGAACAAGGCCGATGTGGGCGGCCCGGCTGGCTCGGTCACGTATGTGGTGCCGGATACGTTCTGTTCTGTGGACAGGACCGGCGCCACAGATATGGGCACCTGTATCAATCAGGCGATCTCAGCTTCGAAGCACTGTGGGGCGCCAGGGCTGAGTGTTCTGCGGCTGACGTCAGGGCTGTACAATATCACGACACCGCTGGTGCCTCAAAGCTGTGTCACTATTATAGGTGACGGCCGAGGGAAGACAGTGCTGTTGACTAATAGCGCCAGCCCGTTTGTGCAGCAGGCCGGGGTGCAGCTTGTGCACTTCAGCTTGTATGGGGTGACCTTTAGGGATGGTGGCAGCAACCCTGGCGCAACGGTGATGACGTTCCGACAGGGCTATCAAGGCGGCGTGATAGAGAACATCGGCTTTCATGGCTACACGTCAGGGACGCTGATCAGCAGCATAGCCAATGGAACGGTCACGACGTTCAGTGATACGTTGGGCATCTGGAATAGCTCGAACAGCTTCATGAACATTTGGCGGGATATCATCCTGGATGATCAGGCCGCCAACGGCATCATTATCAAGGGCAATGCCTCGACGCCCTGTGACTTCAATACGGTCACGAATGTCAACACGTTGAACACGATCAAGGATATCCAGCTGTGGGGCATTACGAGGGTCGGCGTCAACTTCGCTGGGTGGGGCGACAGCAATATGCTGGAGGGCGTCAATATCATCCGGCTTACTGGAAGTGGAGCGGCGGTTATCGATCCACAGGCGAGCTTCCGGAATATTGCTGTGCAGATCGGCGATGACAATGCGGCCTGTGTAGCGGCGACGCCGACACATCAAGCGACCAACAATGACTCGGCCATTCAGAGAATAGCGTTTACTACCTCGATGGCGGCGCCGGCTACGTCAATGGTCGCCATCAACTTTGGCAATGCCAGCTTCGCCAACCAGATCAACTACCAGACGGATATCACACCGGATAAGCTGTTGGGTGGGCAGGGCATCCAGGCCCAACCGAATGTGCCAGGGCTGTGCTATAGCATCGACGGCCGGAACTGGGACTCGGCCTGGGACGATCTACAAGGCAATCTGTTCCTGTTGGAATTGGACGCTTGTAAGTACCACTCGTTCATGGATGGGACGAAGCTTCGACCGTCGATTACGTTCACTGGCAACCCTGATAACGGCTTCTACCATCCGCCTGGGGCGAGCAATATCATATCGGCGTCGCACATGCTCAGGGCCGATCAGGGCTTCATAGCGGCTGGAGCGCCACTGGCTGGTATCGCTGGCACCTTTATCATCGGCAATGGCTCGACGGCGCCGGGAACTGGGACTTGCCCGTCTGGAACCATCGGTGGCCAGACGGTACAGGGCTGCATGAACATCTTCGCTGGAACGACTGCTAGGGTGATCCCCTTCTTCTAATGGACGACCTGAGTGACCCAAAGATTATCAAGCGGCAGTCTAAGGCTGCTAGGAGTAAGGAGCTTGAGCGACAAGAGATCACAAGGGGCCTCATGTCGCTCCCGGCTGGAAGGGCTTGGGTCTATGAATGGCTAGCTAAGTGCCATGTATGGAGAACGACGTTCACAGGGGATGGGTTAAGTGGGGCGTTCAATGAGGGCGCCAGGAATATCGGGCTGCAGTTGTTGAATGATGTGCTCCTTGCATGCCCAGATCAGTACATAGCTATGATTAGAGAGGCGAACACAAATGAGCGGAACACCAGACGTAACCTTGCCACCGGTAGTACCTCCGACAACTCCGCCGACGAGTACACCGAACCCGCCACCGACGACGGCGACGACACCGCCTACTTCGACGACACCGCCACCGGCGAATGAGCCGAAGTCGCTGCTGAGTGAAGGCCTCAAGGATGCCCCAATTGGGGCGCCAGAGAAGTATGAGGCTTTCACGGTGCCGGACGGCTATACGTTGGATGCGGCAGCCAACACTGGCGCCCAGACGCTGTTCAAGGAGCTAGGCTTGTCACAGAGCCAAGCCCAACAGCTTGTCAACTTCTATTCGGAGCATGCCATCAAGTCCAATGAGGGCTTGATGGAGAGCGTTCGACAGCAGAACGAAAACTGGCAGAACGAAGCCAAAGAGCACCCAGACCTCAAAGGGAAACTCGAACAGGGCGGACCTGTCCTGACGACTATTTCCCGTGCTCTGGATATCCTTGGTGACGCTCAGCTTAAAGCACAGTTTCAGGAAGCTATGGACTATACGGGGGCCGGCAATCACCCGGCTTTCATCCGTACATTCTATAAGCTTGCCTCGAAGCTGGTGGAAGGCAAGCCGGTTGCCGCAAGCGGCGTTTCACCACATGGCACAGGGCAGCCAGGGCGGCAACAGCAGCCCACTGCGGCTCAGGCCATGTATCCAAATCTCCCCTCAACGGCTAGAGGCGGATAATGGCGATCATTGGTAATACGGCCCTAACCTATGCGGATTGGGCCAAGCGAATGGATGACGGGTATCACACTGCCCGTATCATCGAGTTGCTTAGTCAGACCAACGAAATCCTCGAGGATATGTTGGTCGTCGAAGGCAACCTGCCTACGGGGCACAAGACCACAGTTCGGACGGGCCTGCCCCAGGCAACTTGGCGTCTGTTGAACACAGGCGTGCCAAACCAGAAGACCACCACGGCACAGATCGTGGACACCGTCGGCAACCTCGAAACGTATGCGGTTATCGACAAGGACATCGCCGATCTCAACGGCGGCACGGCCGAGTTCAGGCTGAGTGAAGTGAAGGGCTTCCTTGAGGGCATGAGCCAGCAGGTGGCCACGACGTTGGTGTATGGCAATCAGTTCGCCAATCCAGAGCGGTTCACTGGGTTTGCGCCGAGGTATAGCACCAAGAACCAGGCCAACAGCTTGACGGCAGCGAATGTGCTGGACGGCTCTGGAACGGCCTCGACGAACACCAGCATCTGGGTCGTGTGCTGGGGCGATGACACCTGTCATGCGACGTTCCCGAAGGGCAAGATTACTGGCTTGCAGCATCGGGATATGGGCGAGTGGCCGGTGCAGGACCAGGCTGGCAACACCTATCAGGCCTACCGTGACCACTTCAAGTGGGAGATCGGGCTAGTCCTGAGGGATTGGCGCTATGTCGTTCGTATCGCCAACATCGACGTGACGCAGCTGGTCGGTGGCACTGGTGCCAACCTGATCAACCTGCTGGTCCGTGCATTGTACAAGATGCCGACGCAGCCGGTCAGTGCTGGTGTGGTGCAGACCAGCGACAGCCCTGAAGTCCGGGCCAATATGGGCCGTATGGTCATCTACGGCAACCGCATTGTGCGGACGTACCTCGATCTGCAGGCGATGAACAAGACCAACGTCCTGCTGCGGATTGAGGAGTTCGACGGTGTTCCCATCACCACGTTCAGAGGCGTGCCTGTGCGGACCTGTGACGCCATCCTGAACAACGAAGCCCAGGTCGTGTAAGGAGCAGACCATGATCCTTGACGGATTTCTAGCGTTCAGCATCAATCAGGCTATCACTGCTACGGTGGTGTCGACGAATATCATCGACCTCGGCATTACAAGCGGCATTCCGTCCTCGGCATTGGGTGGCGGCGCTCGTGATATCGGCATCGGTGACGATCCGGCCATGAAGCTGCTGGTCCAGGTGACCACGGCCTTCAACAACCTCACGAGCTTGAACGTGACGTTGCAGGGGGCGGTGGACAACGGGGCTGGAGCACCTGCGGCTTTCGTGAACTGGTGGCAGCCCTCTGCGGCGGTGGTGTTGGCCAACCTGACAGTTGGCGCTCGGCTGATGGACATGGACATGCCTCGTCCACCGGCCGGTGTTGCTGAGCCACGGTTCCTCCAGTTGAACTACACGGTGACTGGGACGGCCCCGACGGCAGGGACGGTCTCAGCGTTCATCGTGCTGGACCGGATGGATCAGTTCTACAACGGCACCCAGAACAACATCATGGGCGGGTACGCCCCTGGTATCATCATCAACAACTAAGGAGGCGGCCATGAAACGCCTTCTGCTGGCTGCGTCGGCTCTGGCCGTTGTAGTCAGCCTTGCTTGGGCTCAGGTGTTCACGGGGGCGTTGACTGGCAGCGAGCTAGTCAACATCACCTTGACGAATGGGTCTGGGGCACAGATACCTCTGGGCCAGCTTACCGGTGTTGCTGGTATTGGTACCACGGCAGTTGCCACTGGTACCATCACCGCCACCAACGCTGTTAGTACGCTGGTGCAGACTGCTGCGTTGACGGGTGCATTGACCATCAACACTCCACTGGCTCCGTCTAATGGGCAAATCTTCACGTACTCGAATGGGACGGGGTCGGCGTTGACTCAGACGGCGACGTTCACTGCCAACCCTGCAGCTAGCCCAGCACAGACTGTGCAGAGTGGTGCTGTGGCTACGTTGGCGGCGGCGTCCTCAGCTGAGTGGCAGTACAACACTGCTACCACGACTTGGTATAGGATTAGATAACGGTGGGGGCTTCGGCCCCTACCTACCAACGGAGGGTGAGATGGCCAGGACGCAGTTGACCGGTAACATTCGGGTGTTCGTGAATAACAACGTGCCATTTGTGTATGACCCGCTTAGCTCGGTGCAGGTGTTCCGGACGCTGCAAGATGCTTGGAACTACGTTGCTACCCAGCTGGATTTGAATGGCTTTAATGCTACGATCCAGCTGGTCGATAGTGTAACGCCCTATGATGGCGTTGCTATGTCGACACCGCCGTTGGCTTCTGGCGGCCAGATTATCATTACAGGGAACCCGGCCGATCTGACTAAGGTTACTGTCCAAGCGCCCTCCAGTTCCAGCAATATATTCGTTAATACCGGTTCTCCTATGCCTTCACCGATACCAGTGTTTATTCAGAACATGACTATTAGTGATGCAGGCAGGGCTAGTATAACGTTTTTCCGAATGCTCGGTGGTGCCGTCAGTCTAGCTAACATCATTTTCAATTTGTCAGGTACTGGCAATGGTACTGTATTCTTTGGCAGTCAATATGCCAGTCTTCAGTACGGTGGCAGCTTTGCATTGAATTGTACCGGTAGCCCTTCAATTGCTTCTTTAATAAATGCTAGATTTGGAGCGAACATTGGGTTTGCACCAACCAGTCCGTCAATGACCGGCGCACTGACTGTTAACACCGGGGTTGTCTTCATTTCTTCGATGGGCTTTGTTAACTGGGTTCCTGCTACGGCTACTTGGGGGGCAGGAATTACTGGGCCGCAAATCAACATGAATAGCGGCTACCTTGAATGTAATGGCAATGGTCTGACACCTATTCCCGGACAGGCTGGTGGCAACGTTGGCGGTGCTACAACAGGGGCGGGATGGGTGCATTAACTAGGAGGTAGACATGAAATGGCTTCTGTTATTTCTGTGCTTGCTTGCCGTACCGGCGCAAGCCCAGCCGTTGGTACCAAGGCCTACGGTGGCGGTCACTACGATCGCTGGCAACAACGTCCTGATACCTCCACAGCCTAATGGTATACAGGTCACGGCGATAGTGCTGATCGGCGCCGCAGGCAATGTGCAGTTCCAGTATGGGACCGGTGTGACTTGTGGGACTGGCACGGTGCCATTGACCGGCACTATGGCTGAATTGGCGCCTGGGTTGATCGTTGGCACAGGGTCTGGGCCGATCATGTCGGTGCCGCCCAATCAGGCGTTGTGTGCCAGCACGTCGGTGGCGATGAATGGGTGGATCGCTTGGGCAACGCAATAGGAGGCTGGCATGGGTGTTATAGCAAGTGTAGGCGCCGCACAGTCCTACACAGGCGGCAACGGTGGTAAGACCTATGCCATCAACAACGTCAGCAATCTGGCGAACATCCAGGTGGCGCCGTCGTTACCAAGCAGGCGTAAGATCACGTTCATCAATCCTGGCTCAAGTGTGATCTTGTATGTGTCGATGGTCAATCAAATCAACCCGATAACGGGTGTGCAATCACCGTTGATACCTACGACGACGGTGCTAGGTGGGACTGTGCCTGTGTTCCCTGGAGCGTTCGTGACGTTCGAGGGAGAGTGCCAGTGTGCTTGGCAGGCGCTTGCAGCAAGTGGTGTGAGCAACCCTCTAACGGTAGTGGATAGCTTCGTATGAAACAAGCACTGACACTGCTTATCTG